CGTTAAAAGTTTTAGATGCGCCGCATCGGTGCATAGTATCTCCCCTCCCAACTTGCACCTGTGATGTTAAGCGGGTACGGGTTCTTGCTGATTACTTCGATGCGAAGGTTCAATGTTTCGCTGTGCAGCGGGATACGGTACGTCCCACTCGAAAGTTCCAAGGGGATGGGACTGTTGTTCTTTGCGGTGAGACTCCCTGTCGTGCGTCCGGTCATGCGGAAGGTTTCTTTGTTTTTGTGATTTCGTGTGACACTGACGTCAAAGATGCCTGTCTTACTGTACTCGAGATTCAAATGGTCAAGCTGCAGTCTTCCTTGTGTAACTGCTCTGTTCTCTCTCTGCTCGTCCCTGACGTAAATCGGGGAGAGGACGGCTTTAGCTTCGTAGGAGATGCCGAGGACATAGGGGAGCTTGATGGTATCCAAAAGACGCTGTGCTTTGGTGTCATCTGCTCTGTCCAAGGTATAGAGGCTACCGTCAATGTCCATGAGCTGAAGTTCTAGCTTGCCTGCTTTGACGAGACTGTAGTATGGCAACTCTTTAATCGTGGAGAGTGGGAGTTCTGTACGGTCACTGACTCTGAGCTTGCTGTCGAGGTAGACGCGTGTGCTCTCAAAGTCTTTATCTGCATCGTCTCGCGTGTGCGATGCGGTGTTGATGCTTCCGATGAGGGCGACACCACCTTCCTTTGCCTCTTCTCCTGTTTTTGTATAGGTGTAGAGGAGATATAGGGTGTTCCCGATAAATCCTGCACCTTTGATGTAAGTTCCTTCAAACGTCCATTTGCTCCATGCACTCTGAATCCTCTGTCCGTCGAGGAAGAGGTATTTATAAAGGTAAATGGTGTCCTGCTCTTTCGCCGAGAGGAAGATGAGGAAGTTCTCCGTGGTGTTCTCCCATGCTGCATAGAGCGGGGATGCAAGATAGGCGGGGATGTGCGATGTGATGTCGTTCGTGAGCTTTGCGTCCTCGATGGTGCCTGTGGCGTAGAGTTCACGGACGATGCTGTAACTGCCTCTTCGGGTCGTGTAATATATTCTCTCCCCTGCGGCAGTCGGTCTGACATCAGTGTCGCATGTATAGGCGCTGAGGAGTTTAAGGAATGCTGTCTTTGGCGTTAATGCTCCTTGTGCATATAAAATAAACTGTGTCTCAGCCGCAAAGAGGACAAGTGCTTCCTGAAAGACAACGGCGTGCTCGAGGTTCACGATACTAGGATAAGACACGGAAAGGTCGAGAGGGTCGGTGTCGAGGACTTCTGTGGCTGTAGTCATCCAAAAGTTGAAGTAGCTCCCGGACTCGCTGAGAATAACGTTCTCACCGCTGAGAAAGCCTAAGCGGTTGCGAAACAGAAAGATGTCGCTGATGGTATGTCCGACAAAGGAAGGGGGCGGGTTGCTCTTATCATCTCCGCAGTCTCTTTCATCCCATGTAGCTTCCTCGAGTTCAAAGCGTCCTTCTCCTAAACTCTTAAGGAGCATGGGCATCAGGGATTTGTTAAGTGCAGGCAGTAAGCCGCCCTTTGCACATTCGACCCATCTGCCTTTGCTTTTATCATATTTGACATAGTAATCATCCGCGTGAGTGCTTGCGTCGCCTTTGATGCATACGAGGTATCCGTCGGGTCCATGCATGGGGAGATGTGCGAACTTTGCGATGCTGTCTGCGACGCCGATTGCCGCCGCATTGTCTGCACCGTCGGTGACCGTGATGCCGTGGAAGGTGGTATTCTTCGTTGTCTTACCGGGGTAAGAGCCTTTGGTAAGCTCCTGCAAGAGTAACCAACTTCCTTCCTGCTGCACCTTGGTAAATCCTGCCGCCTTTGCCTGTGCCGCTAGCTGTGCCGCAATCTTGTCGGTGCCGATGGAGACGCTGTGACTTCCTGCACTGCCGTCAGGGGTGGTGTAAGAAAAGGAGACACTTGACATGACATTCTTCTTGGTATCACTTTCGTCGCCCATATACTGCACTGTGACGCTGTAGGTTCTGCCATAATGTCCTGTGAGGATGTTGACGAGATAGCCGCCGATGCCTGATGTTGTCTTAGCACCTCCAAGTGTAGGGCTTTTGCGTTTGTTCAGCAGGAAGGTGTGGTCTGCGATGGTGAGCATGCGAAGATCTTTGCTCGGGTGCTCTGTCTTAAGATACGGGTATCCATTGAGGTCAAAGGAAGCACTCTCTGTGATGTCCTGCGTGTCTTTGTCGATGCTCAGTATGTGCAGATGCTCTTTGCCTGCAACTATGATGTTCTTCTCCCCGTCTCCTCTGTCGATGAGGTGAAAATAGTAATCCTCATTTTCTTTGAGCCGGATGTTATTGGCGATACCGGCTTGGACGAGCGGCGGACGTTTGATGAGTCCATCGGTCTCGGAGGAGAAGCAGTTGGTCTGCTCTTCAAGCTGTTCGGGGGTACGCATCTGCGGCGGCTGCTGAGAGACGCCTGCGTTGAAATGTTTGATACTCTGTGATATGCGCTGCATCCTGCGTTGTCTCTCCTTTCTTTACTGGTTTTTAGATGCGTCTGTTCAGGAACGATTGGATGTTCTCGTTGTCGAGGATATTGATCCCCGCGTCTGCAAGGTCGTATTCCTGACAGTGCATCCATGCTTCCATTTCTTTTTCGCGTGTGAGGTCTACAAGTTCTCCTAAGCCGAAATAGGCGACCTGAAACTCTCTCATGGCGCGATAAGTAATGTACTCCTGAAAGCATACGGGGAGGCGTTCAAAGGCGACACGCTCGATGTAGTCCAGGAGCACAGGCTCTGTAAACTCTTCCTGCACGCCGTTATAGAGGTGTCCTCGGAAGATGTGATAACCGCTTGTGATAATGTGCAGAATACTCTCCTCACTGAGACGAATCTCCCCGGTGTGAGAATCAGGGGTGAGGGATACTCCTGTGTGAGAGTTGAATGTCCACCCTTGTGCCTGTACGCTTCGGTCGTGTCTGTCGAGAAGCCTGAGTGCGTTTGCGGCGTCTGTGCTGACTGCTTCCTTGGTCTCAAGGTCGATGAGCTGTTCGACGGGGGTTTCTCCAATGCTCGTAATAATTTCGTTGACTGCCGCTAGGACAATCGGATGTGATGTGTTGATGAAGGACATGCTTGATGTACTCTCCTTTCGTAATCTGTGTGTACGCGGATCTGTGAAAAAGACAGAATGAAAAGAAGGAAGGATATGTGAGACTCCCTCCTTCTCTTTTTATGCCTTTTTCTTTTTGTTGTGTGACGCTAGATTAGGCTTTCTTCTTCCATACGCCGAGCCATGCAGCTTCCGGACGGAGCCCGCCGTGTCCCATGGCATAGCGAGCGACAATCATGTCTGCCTGGAGCTCTGCGCGGCGTGCCTTCTCGAGCGCAAGGTCTTTGAGCTTGACGGTGCCGACTGCGGAGCGGTGCATTGCGATGAAGAGGAGCTGATCCTTGGGCTGCCCGCCAATGGTTGCGGGAACCTCATGACCTGTGCCCTGGAGAACGCCTGTCTTGTTGGCGCCGCCCATGATGAGATGCGGGGTCTCGATGATGGGGAAGCCTGCAATCTTCAGGACGTTGCCCTCTGCGATGCTGCCCATGCCGCCGTAATCGCGGTTGATGTTGACGAGGTTCATGACAAGTGCCGCATAGACTTCAGGGGTAACAAAGACATAGCGGTCGCCCTCGGGGACGTAGTTCTCTGCCATCTCCTTCTTGACCTGAAGCAGTGCCTTGGTGACCTCCGTGCCCATCGCCGCCGTAATACCACGGTCAGTCGCAGCCGTAACAACTTCGACTGCCTTGCCCTTACCGAGTCCGGGGATGTTCTCGACGCCTGCTTCGACCATCTTAATGACCTCTGCAAGAACGGCGCCGTCTGCGTACATGGCAAGTGCTTCGCCCATAAGACGCGCATACTCGCTGCGGATGTCGTAGTTCATCATCGCCTCTTCGATGTCGGTAATGACCTGAGAGGTGGTGAGCAGACCGTCAATCGGAATGATCTTCTCGTTGTGGACAATCTTGCTGCGGAGGTCGTCGAGGTTTGCACCGGGGGCGAGATAGGCTGCGGTCGTACGTCCCATCGCGGGGAATGCGGCGCTCTTGCCGTTGGAAATGGTGCGGACGATGTGCTTGTCCATGGTGAGGGCGTTCTTGCGGAATGCAGTGAGGACTTCTCCCGCAAAAATCTTATACATTCCTGCGAGCAGGTCGCCCGTGCCTAGGAACTGTCCGGGGGATGCTACTGTTACTGTTGCCATTGTGTTCTAGTCTCCTTTAGTTAGATAAAGTATAAAAGATGGTTACATTTTAACCGAAAATCTGCGATGAGGCAAGCACTCTTTGCTGTACCTGTCTGCGATATGCCGCGTCCTTGGTATAACGCGGATCACTCATAGCGGCGACCATCTCGGCGTCGGACTGGAATGCAGGGGCTGCGCCTGTGTTTCCTCCTCCACCGGCAGATGCTCCTCCGGTAATCAGGGTATTCCCTGTGCTCCCATGGGCAAGTGTCATGCGTGCCTTGATGCCGTCGAGGTAGGAGTTCACGACATGGATGTTCTTGCATCCCATGATGCTGTCAAAAGTGCTGACTTCCGCGTCCCCTTGCGCGGCGACAAAGTCCTGGATGCTGCGGAAGTTTGCTTCGCCTCCGACGTGCGTATAGACGGCATCGACGAATTTGTTGACGGTGGACTGAATGCCCTCGAGCATGAGGTCGACGGCTTCTTTGGGGTAGCCTGCTTTCTCAAGGTTCTTGTAGGTGTCTGCAGAGAGTTCGAGGTTCTCGTCGTATTCCTCTCGGATGGCATCAAAATCAACGCCTTTGCTCTCAAGAGCTCCCTTGATGTCGGCGATGGATTTGTCATGCTGTTCGATGGCTTTGTCAACGTCTGCGAGCTGCTGCTGTTCTGTCTGTTGATTCTGCTGCTGTGTCTGTTGCTTTTCCTGCTGCGTCTCTTGATTCTGTGTCAGCGTTTCCTTTTTACCGTCGTTGATAAATTCGACGGAATTGGCAGCATCATCCTCGTTCCCCGTGATGGAGTTTGGCGGGTAGATGCTGTTCTGTTGCTGCTGAGGCTGTTGTGTCATGTTCGCAGTGATATTGCTCGTGTCCATATGATAAGAGGTTCCTTTCTATCTGTATGTGCTATTGTGGCTGCTGTTGCTGTGCGCCTTGCTGCTGAAGTGCCGTCTGCATCGCCATAAGCGCCTGCTGCTGCTCGACTTCCTGCTGCACTTCCTCTTCGCTCTTGATGAGTTCGGAGGATTTGAGTCCGAGGCTGTTGGCTGCTTTCTCGAGGACTCCTTCGGGCTTTAGTCTCTGCATGAGGTCGGGGACGGCGCTGACGAACTGGAGGAACTGCTGCAGCTTCATGAGGTCGTTGCCTCTGCCGAGTGCCTCCATACCTGTGGTAATCTCAGGGGAGACGCTGCCCTCGGGAAGGTTCTTGATGATGCCGCTTGTCTGTAACTGAGAGAGAAGTCTGCGTACAAGAGGAAGCTGAAGTTCCTGCGTCAGGATTGAATAGACGCCTCCTAAGTTCCCCTCGAGTTCCTGTGCGGCATAGCGTATCTCCTCTGCGGTAACTCTCTCCCCTTGCCGCTGTACTGCGGAGTTGAGGAGGAACGCATAGCCGAG